GCACCAAATCCTGCACTCATTTCTTTTTCTTAATTTCTTTTGCTTTATATCCCCAAATTCGGGGATTGACTCTACCTTCAGTCCATCGGATATCCTTTAAATTTTCTCGGTATTTATCCCAATAAGTATCAAAAATATCAACTCTTTTAGTACACGTTACAATATCATATTGGAGTTTATCTCCAGATTGATATGTAACTAGATAAGAATTTGATGGTAAGGATTTATCCTTAGATAGTTCTAGATTACAGTTTTCATGGAGAACTGTACATGTCATGAACGTCCACCCCATTGAATATCAGTATATGCCTGAGCAACAATTTCCTTGGTAAGTTTATACTTATTAGTTAAAAGTTTATCTTTTACAAGACACATAAGTTCTGCTTCAAGAGGATGCAATCCCTCAAGCATTTGGATAAACATAGTTTCTCTACGAAGAGAACTAAGAGAGGGATTACCTCCTTGCAAATAATTGTAAAAGTTTTGCCATTCATTACGAATAGAAGTATGACGTTCACGAATGAACTCATCTGCTCTACTATAACCTTCAACTTTATTTGCTTTATCTAAAGAGGAAGATAAAGTATCATTGAAAGAAGATTGCTCTTCTACACGGGAATATGGAACAACTCCAGGTGGAAGTAATGAAATGAGTGATTCATCAAAATTCCAAATTAAAATTGCAACAAGACCCTCATTACGATATTTTTGCAAAACTTCAACTTTTTTTGCATTAGTTCTCTGCTTACATGCCAATTCCAAAATTTCATGTTGAAATGAATTTGGTTCTAGTTCTTGAATTGGTTGCGGAGAGCTATTAGTCTTCGTGGTCGATTTCTTCTTCGTCGTCGTAGTCATAAGTGTTTTCAAATCGTACTGCTAAAATTTCATCGGGAATAATATGCCCATTTTGATCAAACATTTCTGGATGTGTATATGCAACATAATTCTTTTCGTAAAGATATTGTTTTGCTGCCCATCCAATCATACATCCAACCATTAAAAACATCAAGGAAATTAATGTTGAAAAAGTGAGAGTTACTGCTAACATTTCTTTTCTCCCCGAGAGTTACTTTTTTCTAATGTCAAAATTAAATTCAAAATATATGTGGAACTCTCGTTTAAAGAGAGAAACCATTTTGCCAAACATTATTTGAAATGTTTTTGGTCGTAATGAGTTTTCCTCCTTATGATGTGAACGTAACATTAATTCAAATCCCCGATTAATATCGGGCACTTGATTATTTAGTTTGCTTTTTTCTTCTTCCTGGCCTCTTGTCATGACTATACCTCCAGGCGTCTTCTAAAATACCATAAAGGTAATTTCTTATTTTTCTTGCTTGTGGTTTTGGAATGTGTCCATATCCTTCACGAAGTTGTTTATGAACATCATCAACACCACCTTCAAGATATTCGTCCAAGTCCATAACCAGATTGCTGATTTCATTGGCAGTAGAACTTTCAATGAACTCTTCAACTTCTGCCTTTCTTACTCCCTTTATTTTAAGATATTCATAAAAATTCAAAACAAACTTTCCCTCAAAAGAAAAGTCAATTGCTTTCTCAACATCAAAATAGACTTCGTGAAAAGTGCTTTCCATTAAATAATTTTTTGCTCCTGTAAATACTTAATCGTGTCAGTGCATCCACCAAGATTTTTGGCGCCACTTATAACTTGGGGAAAAGTAGATCCTTGTCCAAACTCTTGATAAAATTGCTCTTTAGTAAAGTGATTATCGAGTTTGTAGACTGTATAATCCAATTTTGCCAATTTTAACACCTCTTCAATTTTTGTGCAATAGGGGCACCCTTCTTTTGAATAAATTGTAAAATTCATGTTTTCAAAAATTTCTTTTTAAATTATATATCATATTTAAAGATTAAGCAACTTTTAATTTCTTTAAATTGCACGATTAAAAAGTTCATAATCATCCAAATATAAATTATAAAATTCTTCATTATTTTCACAAAATTTAAAATAATATTCTTGACATTTTGGAAGTATTCCCCTTTTATATACTGATTCTGATGTATTATTATTATCTGGTCTATTATACTTATTAAAACAAAGAAGATCAATTTCATGTTCACCAAAAATAGATCCAATTTTTTTTGATAGATTATTATCCAATTTTAGTAATAAAAATTCAAATTCATTATAACTACTATCCACAATTAAAATGGGATTAATAGTAGAAGATTGAGGTTTTGTATGACTATCAAAAATAAATTTATTCTTTGAAAGTTTTTTTTCAACATATTGAAATACCAATTCTTCACTATTTTTCAAATAAGTATCAAATTTATTAAAATACTCATAATATTTTTTATCGTCTACAACAAATTTAATATTTTCGTAATGAAATTTTTTATAACATATTTTCATTTCATTAAAAATATACTGAGTTAATCCAGAAATCCAACGATCTTTTGGATTTCGAATTATTGTAAAATACTTATATCCAAAAAATAATTTTTTACTAGAAGTATTTTTTACAAAATTTTGCATATTTTCAAGATATTTCTTTACTACTGAAGATGCGCATTTATCTATTGGAATATAAACTAATTTTTTATCATGATTTATATGCATGTATTATTTCTTCTCATTTTATAGGGAAAAAGATTTTGTGGTTTTTCTGGTTCAACCCATTTACATATTACAATTTTACGTTCTTCAGAATAAAATTCCTGCCTATCGTACCATTCTTTCCATGGAATATGTCCCTTGGATTGGTTGCAAGAATGACAACAACAAAGGACATTTTTAGTTACGTCTAAACCACCTTTAGATTGTGGAATAATGTGATCCAATGTCAAATTTTCTTTTGAACCACAATATGCACATTCATGATTCCATTTTTCACGTATACTTTTCCTCCACAATCGTTTTGCATCTGCTTTTGATGTTGTTTGAAGATTAAACAAATACTCTTGAGGAGACGCAAACAATTCCATAAAAATCTACGGACTTATTATTATTTATCTTCAATAATCTTAATTTTATTGTGTTTATATGAACAGGCACTTCTCCCCCAAGCACGACTAAGAGAATTTATGTAGGAACAAACCTTTCCCGATTCTCCACAATAAGGGCATTTAGAATCTGGGGGATCATTTATATAACCTTCAGGAGTGTACATATTATTTTTCTTTGGAAAAAAAGTTTTATTATAATTATATTTTTCCAATTGTTTTCTTTTACGGTGATTCATATCAAATAATTTAATATATTAAAAAATAGTATCTTCCCATGCCGCTTTAGTATAAGGCTGATTAATAAAAAAATCAAATTGAATTATGTACACTGGAGATATTTCCAAATCTTCTGGTGATGGAGCAACAAAACTATGGGGTAAAGATGAATCAAGTATAAAAAATGAATTTTCTCTCCCATAATTTATATAAAAATCAGTTTCATTCCTCACAATAAAATCGTTTTGATTTGTATTTACAAGAATTCCAAAATTTTCATTGGGATTGTTTAAGTAATAAATTGCAGAAATCATTTTTTTACCTTTTTCAATACCATCATCTTCAATAGATCTCATATTGATATATGGATTATGATTTAAATATTGGAGTACACTCACATATTCAATAATTCTAAATGACCAAAGAGCAAATGGTGCAACTATTTTAGGATCTATTCCAGAAATTTGCGCATACTTTAATACTTCTTTTTTTGCTTTAAGAACAAATACATTCCACCATTCTTCTTCATATGGATATTTGTGACTAGGTGTGAGAGCAAGTCCATGACAATCTATAATAGTTTCCGTAAATTCAAAATACATTTTTGGATTTTCAATAATAACATTATGAATAAAATGTTTCTCACAACTTTTTCTTAAATATGACCTAATTTCTTCAGAAAATACATCAAATACATTATAAAAAATATTATTATCCCATTCACTTACACTCCTATTTTTTGAATTATAAAGAATATTTTTATTTTGCTCCAAATTCTTAATATTTTTTATTTTCGGTTCTCTAGATAATAAATCAACATCATTCTCAAACTTTTCTAGTAAGAATTTTTTCAAGCAAAAATCATTTTTGTTTTCATTTTCAATTTGATTTTCAGAATTATCAACAAAAAAATCAAATTGAATTATATACACTGGAGATAGTTTTAAATCTTCTGGTGATGGTATAATATAATTGTGAGGTAAAGATGATTGAAATATAAAAAATGAATTTTCTTTTGCACATTCCAAATAAAAATTATCCTTTTCTTTTTGATCCAAATAAGGTTCTTTTGTGCTTATAATAATTCCTGTTGTTTCATTTGGTGGTTTTTTTAAGTAAAAAATTGCAGAGAATATCTTTTCTATATTATGATTTTGATTACATTCCATATCTTTATATGGATTATATTGTTCATATTCTAAATCACTTTTATATTCAGTAAGTCTGGATGCATTACATGAAAGTGCTTTTATTTTTTTAGGATCAATTCCAGAAATTTTTGCATATTCAATCAATTCACTTTTTAATTTAAGAGTAAATACATTCCAATGTTTTTCTTCATGTGGATCTTCCACATTTGACGTGGGGTCAAAATTATAACAGTCTATAATATCATTAAATGTATATTCGCTAGATAGATTTTCACTTCTATCACAATTATGAATAAAATGTTTATCACAACTTTCTTTCAAATTAGATAAAATTTCTTCAGAAAATACGTCAAATACATTATAAAAAATATTATTATCCCATTCATTTACAGTTTTAACTTTTGAAGAAAAAACAATATTTTTATTCTCCCGTATTTCCTCAAACATTTCCCTCATATTATACATATTGGTATTTTATTTATCCATAAAAAATGAGAGAATTTCTTCTCTCATCATATTTGATATTTAATTTGATGTCAAAAATTTATTTTGTACAGTCTCCAGAAGTATTTCTGATGCTAAACAAAAACAAATCAATTACATTTTCTCTACACGATTTTTTTGATGCGTTCATATCTGGAGGATTAATCACAGTAGGAGGAACTACAACAGGTGCAGAGTTTGGTGACGCATAATAATTTCCACTATTATACGATGGATATCCGTATCCATATACAGGGATTGTAAAGGCATTGATTAATGCCACTAAAGCAATTCGACGATACATAATGATGAATGGTAAATGAAGGTTATTTACTGCATTCATTATAATGGACCAAAATTGATCTGTCAACCCATGGTCCATAAATATATGATAATGAATATATTATATTAAATGAGTGTAAAAAATATATTATTCAATAACTTTTCAGACTTGGAAGAAATACCTTTACCAAAATGGTTAGATAAAAATATAGAAACAGATAATTCTAGCATTAAATCATATCTGTGGAAATCAAATAAAATAAGAAGAATTAGATTTTGTGAGTTAAATGTAGGAAATAAATTTTTTGCAGAATCTTTAGTAATATATCCAGAATTCGATTATGAAACTCCTATCCTAGGAACAGAATATTTAAATTGTTCCAATAAAAAATATTTCGGTACAATAGATTTTCACCCACTCAAAAATGATAAGAACTATTTGGAAACGTATGTGCAGAAATACCTAGCAGCATTTCCAGATAGAACTAAAAATGAATCTAAAATTTATAATTTAGAAAAATATTTTTCAAAAAAACTTTGGTTAAAATCTTTTGATACTTGTTTTTATAAAGAATACTTAGTTGAATTAGATAATTATATAAAAAAATATAAAGTTTGCCTAGAGGATTCTAAGCAAACTTCTTCAAATTATTTGTATCATAAAGAATATGATCATCACTTATCATGCACTGATCCCGCATATGGAATATTAAAAGCACATTACAATAAGGAATTTGCAGAAGATTATATCTACAAATTTCTATTTGATTTGGGATTAAACTAAATTATACTGGGTAGATTAACCATCCTCTAGTATTATCATAAAAGGTTAATTCGAATGCTGCTCCTTGAGTGCTCAAAATAAGATTTTCAGCATCTCCCATAATTGGTTTTCCATTTCTATTTACAGTCAAATTACTTTGATCAAAATATCTATTAAGATCATAAATTTTTACCTTATCTCCTCGATTTGGTGACGAAGGTAAAAATACACTAAATGCTCCACCAGTTTGGGTATCTGCCCAAATAGTTTCAAAAGAATTTGAATTATAATTTGCAGTTACAGTAACATGCCTATTATCAACACCAAGAATAGGCATCCAACTAGTGAGTGATTTATTATAAACTTCCACCCAATCATTAGTTTCATTATACCTAATTTGTTTTTGAGTGGTAGTTCCAATACCAACTTCACCTTTAATTACAATATCTCCATTTGATACTAAAGCAGTTGATGCTCCACCAACAATAACTCTATTACCAATAGTTGCTATTCCACTTACAACGAGATCATCAAGATCGGCAAATCCATCAACATATAGATTTCTCCATTGATTTGATGTTGATCCCAAATCATAAGTATCATCGACAGTTGGTACTACATTCGAACTAACTTGTGCGTTTAAAACAATATTATCAATTTGGGAATCTCCAAAGTTAATCGTTCCACCTTCAAATGTTACACCACCAACAAAAGTAGATACTCCAGAAATTTTTAAATTTCCCCCAACTTCTAATTCTCCTACTTTTGTTCTACCAACAACTTCCAAATTGTAGGCAGTATTTGAAACTCCAACACCAATAGAATTTGATGCATAGTAATTTTGCCCAACATATGAAGTTGCAGATACTGTTGATCCA